ATTTTAATGATTACAAAAAATTAATTAGAGATGGGATGTCACCAAAAGATGCTTTTAAAACTATAAAGCTTTTTAGAGAAAATCAAATAAGCAACTTAGTAAATCATCTTAAAGAAAGAAGTTAATAGGATTTAATTATGGTAAAGAAAACACCCAGACAAATTGCAGCTATTAAAAAAGCAAATCAAAATAAAGATACTTCTAAGAAACTATCTATGTTAAATACTGGTGATATAAATTCAGATTTAGTAAATATAGAATATAAATTAAGACAAAAATCTTATAGTAATAAAGAAGAAAAAATGCTTTTAGAAAAAGAAAGAGAAAGACTTTTTAAAATTTTAGAAGATATGGGTGAACTTTAATGGCAGTAAACGCAGCTGGTAATTATACCAAACCTTCAATGAGAACATGAGTTTTTTGCACAAACTAACACAAGAAGATAGACGTATTCTAAGACATGTTGTAAAGACAGTACACATGAAGTACTTTCCTCAAGATTTCTGTACGGATTATGAAGCTGATAAATTAATTGCAAGTATTGCACCAGTAACTTTAGATGAATTATTGAAAGCTGGAAAAGATCACAAAATTGATGAGAGATAGTGGCTCATTTTAATTATAAGCCTGACGGCAATACTATTAAAGTATTTATGAAGAACTCTAATTTTTTTAGAGGGATCAGAGGTCCAGTTGGCTCTGGTAAGTCTGTTGCTTGTTGTGTTGAGGTCTTTCGTAGAAGCCTTGAGCAAAAGAAAAACAAGGAAGGTATTCGTAAAAGTAGATGGGCTGTTATTAGAAATACCAATCCACAGTTAAGAACAACAACGATTAAGACTTGGCTTGATTGGTTTCCAGAAGATACTTGGGGTAAGTTTCATTGGTCAGTTCCTTATACGCATCATATTCAAAAGAATGATTTGGATATGGAGATTATCTTCTTAGCCCTTGATAGACCAGAAGATGTCAAGAAACTTCTTTCTTTAGAACTTACTGGTGTCTGGATCAACGAAGCAAGGGAAATACCCAAGAGTATTATTGATGCGTGTACTATGCGTGTTGGTCGTTATCCTTCTATGCGAGAAGGAGGAGCAAGTTGGTCTGGTGTCATTGCTGATACTAATGCTCCAGAGGAAGATCATTGGTGGCCTATTATGGCAGGGGAAGTTCCAATCCCAGATCATATTCCAAAGGAACAGGCAAGAATGTTAGTCAAGCCTGATAACTGGGGATTCTTTACACAGCCATCAGCAATGGTTGAATCTTATGATGAAAAAGGGGATGTTAAAGATTATGCCATGAATAAGAAAGCTGAGAACGCACAAAATATTTTAGAGTCCTATTATCCTAATCTTATTCGTGGTAAAACCAAAAGCTGGATTGATGTGTATGTTATGAACAGGCTAGGAACAATACAGGATGGTAAACCTGTGTATCCTCAGTTTGTCAGTGAAACGCATATTGCCAATGAAGAAATACCCATTGCAATGGGAGTTCCTCTTTATATTGGGCTTGATTTTGGTTTGACTCCTTCTGCGATATTTGGACAGAAAGTTAGAGGTAGATGGTTGATACAATCGGAGATTGTGGCGATTGATATGGGGATTGTCAGGTTTGCAGAATTACTCCGACAAGAGATCGCAACAAGGTTTGCTGGTTTAGATGTAACAATTATTGGTGATCCAGCTGGTGATTTTAGAGCGCAAACAGATGAATCAACACCATTTCAGATATTAAGAGGTGCTGGTCTTAGGGCTATACCAGCACCTTCTAATAGTGTAGATCTACGATTAGAGTCTGTTTCTTCGCAATTAACCAAGATGTCAGATGGTAAACCAGCTTTTTTGATTGATAGAAGATGTCCTATGTTAATTAAAGGATTCCAAGGTGGCTATGCCTACAGAAGAATGCAGGTGTCAGGTGAGCGTTATGATGACAAGCCAGAGAAGAATATGTACTCGCATATTCATGATGCTTTACAGTATTTATTATTAGGAGCTGGAGAAGGTAGACAATTAATGTCTGGACAAAAGCCCCTTCAATCGTTTAATGCTAGAAGAGAATTTGATTTGTTTAAACGAAAGCCTATGAAGAAACAAAGCTTTTGGGCAAGACTAGGAGGTTAAGATGTGTATTTTTGGTGGAGGTAGTTCAGCCCCAGTAACAGATCCACAAGCTGAAGCAGCTCAAAAAGCTCAATTAAAAAAAGAGCAAGAAGCAAAAGCAGCCCTTAAAAAACAGCAAACTGCACAAGCTGTAACAAGAGCTACACCATTAGTAAGTGCGACTCCAACTGCTGAAACAACACCTAGTCCAGAGCCAGAATCAGATGTTATCAAGCAAAGAAAAGAAAGCACTGTACTCCAAAGAAGAAGAATGAGAAGAGGTAGACGTTCTTTGATAACTGGATCTGGTGGTGGTATCGGATATTATAGAGGAAGAATCTAATGCACGATCCTATTGCAAAAGAATATATGGAAAAGTATGAAAAGGCTAAAACCCTTAGAGATCACTTTGTTCCTCTCTTTGAAGAATGCTATGAATATTCAATGCCACAAAGGGAATCGTTTTATACAGAATCTATTGGTCAAAGAAGAGATGAAAAAATATTTGACGAAACAGCCGTTGTTGGCGTACAAGAGTTTGCATCAAGACTGCAAGCTGGTCTTGTACCTAACTTTGCTAGGTGGGCTGATTTTATAGCTGGGTCTGAAGTACCAAAAGAGCAAAGAGATACTGTAAATAATGATTTGGATGAGGTGACAGAATATGTATTTGAAGTCTTACAAAACTCCAACTTTGGTCAGGAAGTTCATGAATCTTTTATGGACTTGGCAGTGGGAACAGGTGTCCTTCAAATAAGTGAAGGAGATGCTGTTCAACCAATCGTTTTTAATGCAATACCTCTGCCACACGTTGTATTAGATACTGGACCCAATAATCAGATTGACCATGTTTACCGAGAGAGAAATGTTCGCTATCGTCATATTCCTCTACTGTACCCTAGTGGTAATTATACTAAACAGCTACTAGATAAAATACAGCAATCCCCAGATGGCAAAACAAAAATACTGGAAGTTGTTTGCAGGGATTACAGTAAGATTAATGAGGATGCTTTTTTAGATTACGTTATTGAGTGCGAAACCAAAACACTCATGCGATCTGAAAGATATAAAGGTATTGGTTCTAACCCTTTTGTTTGTTTTAGATGGGCTACCTGTGCAGGGGAAGTTTATGGAAGAGGTCCACTCATGAATGCTTTGTCTGCAATTAAGACAACTAATCTTACTGTTCAGCTTGTGTTAGAAAATGCACAGATGGCTATATCTGGAATCTATCAGTTAGATGATGATGGGATTGTAAATCCAGATACGATTAATCTTGTTCCGGGAACAGTTATTCCTAAAGCCCCTAACTCTGCTGGGTTACAGCCGATCAGAGCAGCAGGAAGTTTTGATGTAAGTCAATTCATCTTGAATGATATGCGTCTGAATATTAAGAGGGCTTTATACAATGAGATGTTAGGTGATCCAAATAAAACACCAGCAACAGCAACTGAGATTGCAGAACGTATGGCAGATTTATCTAGGCAAATTGGTTCTGCATTTGGAAGGCTACAGTCAGAACTTGTTCAACCTGTTTTGCAAAGAGTTGTTCATATTTTAAAGAAGCAAGGTAGGATAGAAATACCCACTGTAAATGGCAGACAGGTTAAAGTACGATCCGTTTCTCCATTGAGTCAAGCACAGGCAAGACAGGATATTAGTGCAACATCTCAATGGTTACAACTTGTACAACAGGGATTTGGTCCTGAGATTATGAACTTACTAGTAAGTGGTGAGGAAGTTGCTGCTTATCTTGCCAAGAAGTTTGGTGTTCCTGATAGTCTTATAAGAGATGCAAGTCAGCGACAACAGATTATGCAAATGATGCAACAGGCACAAATGCAACAACAAATGATGCAACAGCAACAACAAGGAGAAGAAGTTGTCACCCAATAGATATATTGGAATTGATGGTGTAGAAAGGGCAAAAGAAGAAGATCAAAAAATAAGTTTAAATGTCCATAGCCTTTTTTCTACGCCTTCTGGCAAAGAGGTCTTAAAGTATTTAAGACAAATCACAGTAGAAAGTGTGAATGGTCCAATGGTAACAAATGAAGCTTTACGTCACCATGAGGGTCAACGCTATATTGTGGGATTAATAGAACGTAGAATTAACCATGCAATGAAGGTAAAAACAAATGGCTGAAGAAGAAACACAAGCACAAGAAACACAAGAACAGGAAGTTTCACGTGAAACAACTGTCAATGAATATTCTGTTCCTGACAGACCAGAATGGCTACCAGAAAAATTCAAAACAGAAAAAGATCTAGTAGAGTCTTACCAAAATCTAGAAAAGAAAATGGGACAGAAAGAAGATGATCTACGTAAGACTTGGGAAGAAGAACTGAATAAAGTTGCTTTTGAAAATAGACCAGAAAAGAAAGGTGATTATATTCTTCCAGAGAATATTAATGAAACAATGGCAGCAGATAACCCACTTCTTCAATGGTGGGTAGATCATTCTTTTGATAATGGTTTTTCTCAAGATGAGTTTGCTGAAGGAATCAAAATGTACACGGAAGGTTTGCAAGCTAATCTTCCTAACACACAACAGGAAATAGCTAGACTTGGTGATAATAGTAATGAAAGAATACAAGCAGTAGAACTGTTTGCTAATCAGTTTTTCCCAGAGGATATGAAAGACTCAATAGAAAGAATAACAGAAACAGCAGATGGTGTTTTTATTTTGGAGCATGTTATGGAAAAGTTAAAAACAAATCAACCGATACAAACAGAACCAGTAAATAAAATAACACAAGAAGGTTTGGAGAGTATGCAAGCTGATCCTAGATATTGGGATCCAGTAAAAAGAGATCCAGCATTTGTAGAAAAAGTAAGAGAAGGCTATACAAAGCTTTATAATGGCACTTAAAAAAATAGGTCGGCTTTCATTAAAGAAGGCAAGTTTAGCAGATGTAGAACCCATTGCTAACAATATGCGAATGTCTGATAGACAGGAGCTTACAATGCTGGAAGTAGAACCATTGCAAGCTCTTGTTTATCCTTGGACACAGAAAAATACAACGACTTATACAATATTTGCTGACTCTTTGCCGATTGCTATGCTTGGCACTGGTTGGGATGGATCTTTATTAAACCATGCTAAAGTCTGGATGCTGGCAACAAAAGACCTTAAAAAACATTCTATCCCTTTTTTAAAAGGCTCAAGAGATGTGGTAAAATTGTTACAGGGATCTTATGATTTGATTTATAATTACGTTCCTGTATCAGACCATGAAACGATAGAATGGTTGTTATGGTGTGGATTTTACTTTGAAAGTGAAGTAGTTAAAATAAATAGTTACCCTTTTTTGAAATTTATTCGTTGCCATAGCAGTAAAAATAGTTTTAATAATAAAGAGTCACGGCCTGTAATGCACTGAGCAACCCTGTTTGGATAATTGCATTGACGTAGTTAAAGCAGACAACCGAAAGACATTGGTGAAACTTTAACTGGAGAACTATAATGGCAAACTCTATTGATACAGCCTTTATTAAGCAGTTTGAGTCGGATGTGCATTTAGCTTACCAAAGAATGGGATCTAAACTGCGTAATACGGTGAGAACTGTATCCAATGTTTCTGGTAGCGTTGTTCGCTTTCAGAAGATTGGAACTGGTTCTGCGAGTACAAAATCCAGAAATGGACTTGTAACTCCAATGGAACTAACACATACAACTGTCGAAGCTACTATGTCTGATTACTATGCAGCAGAGTACATTGACAAGTTGGATGAACTCAAGACTAACATTGATGAGCGACAAGCTGTTGCAAAAAGTGCAGCTGCTGCTTTAGGTCGTAAGACTGACGAGCTTCTTATCACAGCTATGGATGCTGGTGCTAATAGTACACAGATCCACGATACAAGCAGTGCTTTGGAAAAAGCAGATTTGCTTTCATTGTTTGAAACAATGGGTGCTGCTGATATTCCAGAAGATGGTGGTCGTTACCTAGCTATGAATCCTAAAGGATTTGCAGACTTATTTTTGATTACTGAGTTTGCAAGTTCAGATTATGTTGGTGAACAAAACCTACCTTATGCTGGTGGAATGACAATGAAGAACTTCTTGGGCTTCAATGTATTTTCTACATCAGCTGTAACTGCTGGTAAAAACATGGCTTACCATACCTCTTCTGTAGGTTTAGGTGTGAATAGTGATGTTTCTACTGAGTTAAACTATGTCCCAGAAAGAGCTTCTCATTTGGCAACTTCAATGATGTCAATGGGTGCTGTTGTTATTGATGACAATGGTATCTATGAAGTTCTAGACAATAATTCATAGGAGGTAATCACATGGCTTATTCTGCTTCTGGTTTAACCCTCTGGTCTATGAATGGAGATGGTCCAAAACTCTGGAACTATTCAACATCAGATACAATCGCAACTGTTAACAGTGCTGGTTATTTTAATAGTGCTGCTAATATGTTGAGTGTTCGTGATGTTATCTGTGTTTCAGATACCAATGCTCCAACAACTCATTGGGTAAACGTATTATCAAACACTGGTTCTGTAGTAGATGTGTCAGATGGCACAGTTATTGTAGAAACAGATGGTGATTAATAAGGAGTAGGGAGGGCTTAGCCCTCCCTAACATATCATGCCACTTACAAGTACAACAGCAGATACCCCACTAGATATATGCAGTAGAGCATTAATTCTTATCGGAGCAGATCCCATAAGTTCTTTTGATGATGGAACAACTGAAGCAACAGTTGCTGTAAACATGTATGAAGATGTTGCACAATCTGCTTTAGTGAATACAAGATGGCGATTCGCAACAAATCAAAAAGTTCTTAATCAATTATCAGATGCTCCAACAGGAAGATATGATTTAGCTTATCAGCTTCCTAGTGATCTTCTTATGCTTCATGCAATAACAGTTAATGATAATTTAATTGATTATCAAATGTATGGAGATAAAGTGTTTGCAGATACAGCAACATCAGATGTTGTCATTGCAGACTATAGTTTTAGAGCAAATGAAGAAACTTGGCCTTCTTATTTTACATTAGCAGTAGAGTTTTCTCTTGCTATTATCTTTGCGACTTCTATTGCAAGGGATGCTAACCTTGCAAGTTTAATGACAGCTAGAGCTGAAACTACAATGGCAAAAGCTAGAACAATGGATTCACAACAGCAAACAACAAGAAAGCTTGCAACCAGTAGATTCCTTACAGCAAGGAGAAGTTAATGCAAGTTGTGAGAATACCATTTACTAATTTTCAGTTTGGGGAAATTAGTCCTTCTTTGATTGGTAGAACAGATACACAAGTTTATACAAACTCGGCACAAAAGCTTACTAATTTTTTATTAAGGGCTGAAGGTGGTGTTATTAAAAGAATGGGTACAAAGTTCCTTCATAACTTTGGCACAACAGTAGATGACAATGTAGAGCAACAAGTAAGACTTATACCTTTTATTTTCAGTGATGATGAAAGATATATTATTGCTTTATCTGCTGGCAAAATAGAAATATTTATTCTTGATTTTGATTCAAGTGGTAATGCTTCTGCTGGTGCTGTAACACATCTATCTTCTACAGATATTACTTCTGATACAGATGGTACTTCAATAAGTGCAAGGATAACAGCAACAAGATTAAAACAGATTACCTATGCACAATCTGGAGATGTATTGTTTCTTTGTCACAATGCTTTTATGCCCTTGCGTTTAGTAAGAACTGGGTTACTTACTTTTGAACTTTCTGTGTTTGCATTTGATCTAAAGGGGGATGCTAAAAGAATATACCAGCCTTATTATCATTTTCAACAAACTGGTTTTACATTAACTCCAAGTGCTTCTACTGGATCTGGCGTAACTTTAAAAGTTAAACCTTCTGGAACAGATCAGGGAAGCTGGGCAGCAACAACAGCTTACGCTATTGGTGACTTTGTTGAACATAGCAATCAAATCTATAAAGTAATAGCTGCAAGAGATAATTCTTCATCAACTGTTCCAGCTTCTGACACAACACATTTTTCACCAATATTATATTTTGATGATGGTTCAACAAATGGAGGTGGATATGGCAATTCATTACATACTGGAATTACTCTTAGATATAGAAAACAAGAAATTGAAATTACAGGGGTTACATCTGGATCTCATGCTACTGGTACTATTACTGATAGTTTGTTTACTAAGTTAGCTGTAAATGCTTTTAGAACAATAAATGGAAGTACAACAGTAGAAGTAACTATGCCTTTACATGGTTTAGCTGTAAGTGATTCTATTACGATTTCTGAAGCTAATGATGTAGGCAATATATCTGCCAGTAATCTTAATGGATCAAGAACTGTTTCTGGTATTATTGATGATAATACATTTACATTTACTGCTGGTGGTTCTGCAAACACTTCTGTTGATGGAGGAGGTGCTCCAAAGATTGTTACGAATGGTCCAACAGCTGATTGGGAAGAACAGTCTTATTCTGCAATAAGAGGTTTTCCAGCAGCAATTTGTTTCCATGAAGGTAGGCTTTGGTTTGGTGGAACACTTTCTCAACCAGATGGAATATGGGCTTCTATGTCTGGAGAGTTTTTTAATTTCAATACAGGAACAGCATTAGATAATGAATCTATTGTTTTAAGTTCTAGTGTTGGTCAGTTAGATCAAATCAAACATTTAGTATCTAATCGTGATCTACAAGTGTTTACAGTTACTTCTGAGTTTATTGTGCCAGCTTTTGAGAACACACCTGTTACCCCAACAAATGCTATGGTGCGTAGACAAACACCTTATGGGATAGCAGATGTAAAACCTTATGTGTTTGATGGGGCAACAATCTATGTACAAAGATCAGGAACAGTTGTTAGAGAGTTTATCTTTTCTGATGCTGAAGCTGCTTATGTTGCAAATGCTGTATCTTCTATTTCTTCGCATTTAGTAAAAACACCTGTGCAGATGACAACATTGCAAGCAGCAATAGAAAGACCAGAATCTTATATATTTATGGTAAATAGTGATGGAACAATGGGAGTTTTTAATTCTAATCGTTCTGAGAAAAGAGCTGGATGGACTGAGTTTAGTACACAGGGAATGAAAGGTACGAATACAGTTACAAGTGGTTTGTTTCATTCTGTTTGTACTGTAGATGAAAGAGTCTTTGTTATTGGAAAGTATGATAAAGGAGCTGGTACAAAAAAGCTTGTACTAATGGAATTTAAAAATGATTTAAATATGGATCACTCTTTATCTTACACAAGTGGAAGTTCTGGTGTATTTACTGTTAGCAGTCAGTTTGATAATGGAGCTTTGGTAGATGTTATTAATGGGAATGACTATCTTGGACAGTTTGCAGTATCAGGTGGTCAGGTTAATGTTTCTGCTGTAGACTCCTCCCTTTCTACAGCAGAAATAGGTTTTGCATTTCCTGTTGAACTTAAAACAAATCCACTCGATATACAAAGTGCATCAGGTCCAACGACAGGTATGTTGAGAGGATTAGGAAGAGTTATTCTTGACTTAAATAATACTTTATCTATTTCTGTGAATAATAAGGTATTACAAACAAGAAATGTTACAGATGATTTTTCTGTGGCAAGAACAGCAATTACAGGGAAAAAAGAAATGAGATTACTTGGTTATAGTAGAGATCCACAAATTACAATCACACAATCAGCACCTCTTTCCTTACAGGTAAATAGTATTATCGCGGAGGTACAAATATAATGCCACTTTTTTTATCTATTTTAGGAGGTTTAATTTCATTTGGTTCATCTATATCAGCTGCAAATGAAAGAAGAAGAGAAGCTGAGCAAGCAGCTTATGATACTGAGTTAGAAAAAAAACAATTAGAAATACAAGCGATTGAAGAAGAAAATGAAAGAGTAAAAGCTTATGATGAATTAGTTAGAACAGCATTAACTATGAGTGCTTATACTGGTAATGAAATTAATATAGATACAGCATTACAGCGTGGGTATAAAGCTTTTGAGACAGATATTATAAGAGTTCAAAGACAATCATTATTGCAAACAAGAAGAATGCAAACAAGAGCAGATGAGTTTAAAAGATCAGGAAGAGCTGCACAAAGAACTGGCTATACATCTGCATTTGCTAATTTAATAACTTCAGGACTAAGACAACAAGATGCAAAATATCCAGAATTATTTAATAGGGACTAATAATGGTTAAAGTATATAAAAGCCAAGTTAGAACAGGAAATATTGGTGTCAATGTTTCTTCAGCAAATAGTGTTGCTAATTCATTAGAAAGACAAGCTCAATCATTCAGTAATTTTTCTAATGAACTTACAGCAAGAGCTACAAGTATTGCAAAAGAAAAAGGAATACTTGCAGCACAAGAAGCAACTTTATCTGATATTATAACAATAGATACTAAAACAGGTAATCCAATAGCTTATGCTAATGAAGATATGTTTACAGGAAGAACATATAGATTAGCAAAAAATCAAATTATAGATCAAAGATATGAACTTGGAATTACAGATGATTTAAAAAGAAAGCAAATTGAACTTGTTAAAAAATACTCTTTAAATCCTAAAGCATTTACAGAAAGTTTTACAAGTTATTATACTGGTAAAGTAAATGGTGCAAATCCTAAATTTACTAATATTGCAAATCAACTTGGTGAAACTCTTTCTATAAAAGGCAATGCAACTATTCAAGCTAATATTGTTGCTGAAGAAAATAAACAAAACAGAATAACGCTTGGTATTCTTAATGAAGATTATTTAAGAAATGCAAGTATTGCTGGAGTAAATGGTGTTAGTAAAGAAAAAATAAACCAAATGGCTGATTCCTTTTCAGAAACACATAAGCCACATATTGAAACTGGATTAATTACATCAGGTACTTCACAAGAATTAAAAAATAAAGGTTTGATTCAATGGGCTGGAAGTAGTTTAACACATTATATTACAAAAATTTTACCACAAGCAGATATTATTAAGCAGTTAGAGGGTAAACTTTTTATTCAAAGGGCAATCACTGAAGGATTAATAAAAACTCCAGAAGGTTTACCAAATGAAAATTATTTAAAAGATATATTAGAAACATATTATGGATCAAGACCAGACAGAGATGACCAACAAAATGTAATAAATAAAATTAAAAATGCTGAGCTTATTGTTGGAAAACAAAATGATTTAGAACTTGCTAAGCAAACATTAAGTGCCAATGTTTTATTAGAAGATATTCAAAAAGATTTTAATAATATTGAAAATATTGAAATAGAATTAAAAGAAAGACAGATTACAGATGATAAGTTAGTTAAAGAAATTATAAAAAATTATCAAACAGAAAAAAGAACAAGAATTTCAAATGAATATAATGATATTAACCCAGCAGACGGATTATTTAATATTGAAAAATTTAATTTTGAAAGCAAACCATACGATTATTCAAATACAATAATTCCAATAACTAATCAACTTATTCAAAAAGGATTACTTTTATCTCAATCAAATATAAAAGATAAATCAAAAGAATATACAAAATTACAAAACCAAAAAGAAGTAATTATAAGAACTTTAAATACTGAACTAACTGATTTGTTACTTGATGGTATAAAGAAAGATCCATCTAAAGTTCAAGAAAAAATTAATACATACAATCTTTTTGTGAGCCAAGGTTTTAAAATATCAACAAAAGCAACTGAACAAGAAAAAGCTTTGATGATTAATATTGCTCAATTTACAAAGGATAAAGATCTTATTAAAGCAATAAAAGGTGACTATTATGCAAATATATCTGAAGTTACTAAGTTTTCTAAAGAATATTTTGCAGAACTTACAGACAACATTATCAAGCAACAAGAAGATATAAACAATCAATTTGAATCAATATTAAAAAATAAAAAAATAAATCTTATTGATAAATTAATAGGTGATCAACCAGCATTTTATGAAAGTAAACAAATGATGGCTGCAAATAATGCTCATAACTATCTGTTAGAACAAATAAAAATGATGCAAATATCTGGTCAATTATCACCTAATGAAGCAAATAGTAGAACAAATAAATTATTAGATTATAGACACGCTTATTTAGCATCTGCAACAATATCTGCTGTTTTGCAAAGAAATCATACTGAGCAAGAATTAAACTCTTTAAGGAATTTTTTTAATGGTGACTTGAATGCAATAGATAATGTAGCACCTGATTTTAAAGATTGGTATTTAGCTTTAAATAAACAAACTCAAAATTCTATTTTTGATAATAACCAGCGATTCCAGAATATAATAGAAATAACAAGAAAAAATAATAATATAACAAATACACAAAATAAAGATATTTTAAAAAGTTTAAGTTTAAGAAATGGAGATATTACTGGTGAAACCAGTAATATATATAAATATCTTGTTCCAGATAGCAATGGAGATGGAATACCTGATGTGTTACCAAGAGATTATTTTAGTAGTCCTGATTTATTAAAATCACCTATTTTCTTAGATTTTATATCTAATGGAAACATTCCAAATGAAATGTATAATCTTCTTAGTGCTTTAGAAAATGGTAATTGGTATGAGTTTGGAGATGCAGACCCAAGACAATTTTTAATGAATATAGAATTTATTTTAAATTACAGAGATCCTGATAGGGAATCAGACTCTCATAATATTGTTCCTATTGATTTTATTAAACAAAATTCAAAAAATAAATGGATAGCTTTATTAGATATGTTTGCTGGTGACAGTATAATGGGTTTGACAGAAGATTCTTTTAAGCAAGCTATTGAATCAAGAAAGCAAAGACTTGAAAATCATCAAGAAAGAAAAGCACAAATTGTAGAAGATGCACAAGGAAAAAATTTAGATCAAAATTTTAGAGGTTTTATTGTTAAGACCTTAAAATTAAATCCAACAGATTTTGAAACAATAAATATGTATGAAGGCATATTAAACTCTGGTATTGAATTTTTTATCAATGATAAAGATGAAGCTGAAACATATTTAAAAAATATGCATAACAAAATTTTTGTTGAAACTAAAACAGTTTATGATAATCCAAACTCTGTTGATAAAATAAATGTTAATGCTTATGCACTTAAAAAATATGTGCCAGAAAAAAGAGTTTTGACAAATGCCATGACTGATATAATGATAAGTGATATTTACCCAGCTCTTTTAGATTATGCTTCTAGTCAGTCAACTGAAGAAGAACAGCAAAGAAATTTTGTTAATCAAGTATTAAATAGACCAGTTGTTATGGATGGATATAAAGCATTTATGCCAACAGGTGTAGATAAAACAGGTCAAATTAATACAATGATTCCTACAACAGATACAAATAATGCAATTCGGTTTAGATTAGTTCCTTTAAAAAATTATAATAGACAAAGTGTTGAACAGTTTACAGATGAAGATTTTCCAAGAGGTATGGATTATTATGCTTTAAAACCTAAGGAAAATGAATATGCAGTATTTGTAGATATTGATGGATCAAAAGAAAATCCTATGTTTGTTCCTCTTATATCAGGTCAAAGACAAACAGATTTAGATTCATTATCCTTGCATCACTATAAAAATATTGAAAAAGGTCAAGCTATAAGAAATAAAGATGGGTCTTTATCAACTGTTATGTCAGCTACTTTTTCTATGAGTATTGGTGAAAATATGCCAGAATATCATTTTATTGTACCAACTGTTTTTGATGGACAAATTTATCCAATAGAAACAGATGAACAAATAAATACACTATTTAAAAGAATTACTCAGGATTACAACCTTCTTGATTTTCCACATTTTTTAGATGCAAAAGAAGCAAATGCCTTTTATGAAAATTTAAAAGAAACATGGCTTGACATTGGAGATAATCCAAATTTAGCTAAAACCATTTTAAAAAGTTATAATACAGAAGTAAGAGATATAAAAGTTATAGATATTGCTGGTCGTGCTAATAAATATTTTAGAGAAGATGCTTTACAAATGATAGGTGAAGTTGATCTTGGATCTAATAGTGCTAAGCAAATGTTACAACGGGGTATTGCTAATCTTAATTTTAAAAAGAGTTTATCAAGAGAAGATATTTTATTAGAAGAAATAATTATAGATGGTGGAGATTATTCTGATAAATTAATTAATATACCTCCACAATCAAAAGGTACTTTAGATTTACAATCAGGTAGTCAATGGTGGGAAAATTGGTTTAAAAATAATTTTGGTAATAGTGTTGATACTTTTTATAAAAATGTTGGAGAAGCTTTAGAAGCATCTCCAGAATTTAAAAATAGAATACATAATTTCTTTTATAGAGAACAATAATGGTTAATTATAGAAATCCTATATTAAACAGAGGTTATACCTTTTCAACAGAACCAAAAGAAAAACCTACATTTGTTCAAACTGTTACAGCAATGAACAGAGATAGATATAGTTCTATTTTAAATAATGCAATTAATTTTATGGAATTTGGACATGTTGTTGCTGAAGAAGGTGTTCATCCAGATGAGCCTAAATATAAAGTTTGGACAGCTTGGGAAGATGAAGATACAAGAGATTATTATTTTGATCCAAAATATTATGGTGTTCGTAAAGATCTAACAGAAGCAAGAAACAAAGATCATTTTTTTAGAATGATTGAACATATAGATCAAAAGCATACAGATCTAAATACAATACAAAATTCTACTTGGGGTAATTTTATTGGTGGATTAGTATTAGATCCAGTCAATATACTTACAATTCCAATACCAATAGCAAAAAGTAAAACTGTTTTTGATGCTATTGTAAAGTCAAGTTTATTTGCTGGTGCTACAGTTGCACCAATAGAACTTGCACGTTGGCAAACAGATCCTTTAGTAACAGGTGAAGAAGCAGCATTAAACACAGGTGGATCTATTTTATTATCTGCTGGTATTGTTGGTGGTTTAAAAGGTATTGGAAATAGATTCCAGGCAAAAGCTATTAAGCAAGCTGAAAGAGAAACACAAGCTTTTTTCAAAGCTGTTTATGCCAACGATACGCCAATGTATAAAACAGAAACTGGTGAAGTTGTAAGTGGAGCAAGACTTGCAAGAATGAAAGAAGTAGATATGCTTCCTACGATAGAAAAACCAGAAGCTATTCATCCAAATGCATATTTAAATAGTTTTTTATATACAGGATTAACTAATCCAGAAAAAAGAATATTACTTGATACAAAGTTACCAAACATTGTTCATTCTACTTTTAATAAACTAGGAAGTTCTTGGACTTATTTGTTAAATAAAAATGTAGCTGGTGTTCCATCTGACATTTCTGTACATTTAAGAGCTGGTCCAAATAGAGCAAAGTGGATAATTATTGAAGATCAATTAACAGAATTATATAGAAAAGATACAGGGATTACACCAATTGGTGCAATGGATTATAAAATATATGGATGGGGTGGATTTAGAGAATGGACTAAAGATATAAATAAAAAATATGTAACAGGTAAAATAGATGAGCTTACCAAAACTCAAAAAGAAGGTTTAGATATTATGATTCCTTTTTGGAAAGAGTGGGGTAAAAAGCTTGAAGAAGTAGGAATGATTGGTACAAGAAGATCTATTCAATTTAGACTTCAATCAACACAAGCTCATTTAACAAAATTACAAGATGATTTAGCATTTGCACAAAAAGATGCAAAATTAAAATCAAGTGTAAAGTGGTACAAGCAAGCTATTAAAGATACACAAGCAAAAATACAAAGATTACAAAACAGTTTAGATAATGCAACAAAAGAAGTTATGCCAGCAAATGAGGTTTTTTATTTTCCTCGTTTTTGGAATTATTCTAAAATAAAAGCTAATCGCCAAGAATTAGAATCAATTATTACAGATTGGTATGAAAAAAATCCTTATGTATGGAAAGATGGCGTACAGGTAAAAATGCCTTTTGATAGAGCAAGTGCATCTAAAAGAGCAAAAGAAACAGTTACAAACATTTTAAATGAAAGAGATTGGACATTTGATAATACATATTCTGGTTCAAGATCAATGCATACAAAACATAGAGTTTTAGATATACCTAATCATTTAGTATTTGATTTTATAGAGCAAGACCCTATACAAGTGATGCAAGCTTATACGGCAAAAATTGCCCCACAATATGAATTTAGAAAAGCTTTTGGTGGGAAAACATTTGAAGAATTAATGCACAATATAAGAACAGAAGTAGAAAAAACAAATGGTATAAAAAGAGCAAATGAAGTTGTAAGAGATTTTGATACTGTTTACAGAAGAGTTGTTACAAGTGTATTAGATGAGCCTGATGCAATGAGCCAAATAATAAGAAGAGTATTAGTTGATATGGCTCAGTTTAATTTCTTAGGTTCTGCTGGATTTTCAACATTACCAGATTATGCAGCAATATTAATGCAAAGAGAAATGGGTCCTTTTTGGAAATTAGCTTTTAGTATTTTGGAAAGAGATAAAATATTATTAAATACAAAAGAAGCAAGACTTGCTGGTGAAGCAATTGATATAAGATTAGGACAAGTTCAACAGAGATTAGCTGATGAAATATCAAATAGTCCTTTTGATAGAAGTGTTTATGATCGTTTATCAGGTAAAGCAAAACAAGTTTATTTTGCAACAAATTTACTTGCACCATTAACAACAATTGCTAAAAAATTAGAAGGCACATTAAGAGCTCATCAAATCATAGAAGATAGCATTAAATGGTCTAAAGGAAACTTATCACCAAAAGATATAAGAATCAATGCAAGTATGGGTTGGAGTATTCAAGAAGCAAAAGAAATTGCTAAACTTGTAAAAAAAGGAGTTGCAATACAAAAAACAAATGCTGGGTTATGGATTCCAAACAGTACAGAATGGTTAGAAAATGGAGTTAAACAAACAACATTAGATAAATTTAGATCACACATGAATGCTGGTATATTTAATACAGTGATTATGTCATCTCCAACAGATAAACCTATTATAATGGATGGAGTTGTTTATGTTCCATGGAAAGTAGCTAAGCTTATACCATATATGAAAGAAGATAAAATTGTAAAAGGATATTCAAGAATTGAGAATGGTTTATTAGCTACACCATTTACTTTTTATTCTTATACTTTTGGAGCATTAAGTAAAATTACAGCAAGAATGTCACAAAATACTTTACATAATAGAGCTATAGGTGTTGTAGCTGCAATGGGTTTAGCTTATATGGGATTACAATTAAGATATAGAAATAAACCATATATTCTAGATAATATGTCTATGCCAGATAAAATAGCTAGATCTTTTGATTATTCTGGATTAGGGGCCATTTATTCAGATTTGTTTTATAAAGCAATAACAACAGCAGAAAACTTAGGTTATCCAAATCAATATATACAACCTAAATATATTAGTCGTGATAAATCAGAACGAATGGCAGATGCACTATTAGAACCTGCAGGTGCACCATTATCTTGGGCTTTTGATGTAAGTAGAGCAGTAAGAAAAATTGCAGTAGGCGATTTTGGAGAAGGCACAAATGATCTTTTAAGGACAATGCCGTTTTGGAGATTGTGGTTTTTAGAAAATGAAACAAAAGAATTAGGTAGAGTATTAAACAGATTTTAGTTGAGAAAATAAATTAAAAGGATATGATTTAGCCATGACTATTGATTTGACAGATGATGCACCACGAAAATCGTATACAGTAAGTACATCAACCACTGAATTTGCTGTACCTTTTGAATTTTTTGATGATGCAGATTTAGTTGTTGTTGTAAATGGAACAACTAAAACGATTACAACACATTACACAGTAACTGGTGGTAATGGTGCTACTGGTACAGTTACCATGACTTCTGGTAATGCAGTGTCATCTGGTACTGTCATTATATTTAGGGACATAGCGTTTAAAAGAACAACAGATTTTCCTACATCTGGTGCTTTCCCAATAGCTACATTAAATACAGAGCTTGATAGAAACATAGCTTTGTTTGATGACCAGCAAGATCGTATTGATAGATCTGTAAGATTGCTTGATACAGATGATGCTGCTACAATGACTATTCCTGTAAAGGCAAGTAGGCTTGGTAAAATATTAGGGTTTCATGCAACAACTGGTGCAGTAGAAGCCGTTGGTGATAGCGATACTATTACAACAATACAAAATGCGATTGGTGATAATACACTAACACTTACTGGAGTTATTACTGGTGGTACTTTAACAACTGCTGGTACAGTAAACTTTGGTTCTTTGGCTGATGGGTCAATAACAATCACGGCTTTTGTTGACGAAGATGATATGTCAAGCAATAGTGCTACACTTGTTCCTACACAACAATCTGTAAAAGCTTATGTTGATAGTCAAGTAACAGCACAGGATTTAGATGCTACTACAGATAGTGGTACGATAGCTATTGATCTTGATAGTGAAACATTAACCATTGCTGGTGGTGAGGGTATTGATACTTCTGCTACTGGTAATACAATTACGATTGCTGGTGAGGATGCAAGCACAAGTAACAAAGGTGTAGCTTCTTTCAGTAGTACATTCTTTACTGTATCTAGTGGAGCAGTTAGTTTAAATGCAGCTCAAACAGGCATCACATCTTTATTCGCTACTGATATTAAAATTGGGGAAGATGACCAAACTAAAATAGATTTTGAAACAGCAGATGAAATACATTTCTATGCAGCCAATGCTGAACAGGTTTATGTTGCTGATGGGGTATTTGGTCCACAAACAGATAGTGATGTAGACTTAGGAACTAATACTGTACGTTGGAAAGATGCTTACATTGATACAATTACAACAACTGGTAATGTTTCTGTTGGTGGAAGTATAGCTAAAACTGGTGATCTTACAGTAGATGTTTCTGGAGATATAAATATTGATGCTGGTGGAGCAAACATAAACTTTCTTGATGATGGTACAATGTTTGGTTTTTTTCTTCAATCAAGTGGGGGAATGAACATTGGTGCTGGTACTGATTTTAATAATGGTACAGGAATTATACTTGATCCTGATACTGGAACAGGTGTTGTTACAACAAAGATTAATGGTCCATTTCTTTTAAACAATAATACTGTGACAATGAATAACGCACAACATACATTTGATTGTGCTGGTGATTTAGTCATAGATACTGACCAAGGAAATAGTAATCAAAATTTAATTTTAAAAGATGGTGGTACAACCTATGCTTCTTTTACTCAATCTGGTGGTGAATTAGTAATTAAATCTGGTTCTACACCAACAACAGCTTTAACCTTTGCTGGTGCTAATGCTACTTTTGCTGGTACAATAAATACAACAAGTACTAATAAAATTCAATTTGGTGATAGTGGTACTTATATTCATCAATCTGCTGATGGTGTTTTAGATTTAGTTTCGGATACAGAAATTGAGATAAATGCAACAACAATAGATATGAATGGTGCTTTAGAAGTCAGTGGAAACGCTACTTTTGCAGGTGATGTTGTTGTCACCCCAGACAATGATGGACTAAGAATTACTGGTGCAAATTATGCGACATTACGACTTGAGGAAAGTGACACAACAAATGTAAATACTAGCTTGTGGAACTCCTCTGGTGATTTTGTCATCACGACAACTTCTGATGATCGCAACACGAACACAGATAGAATTAGACTAGACCATGCCACAGGAGATATTAGTTTTTATGAAGACACAGGCTCAAATGTTAAGTTTTTTTGGGATGCAAGTGAAGAAAGACTAGGTATTGGTACGACTAGTCCTGAAACTACTCTTCATGTAGATGGTAGTGCTGCTTTTAAATCTGGAAGTAATTACACAGCCTATTTTGCAGGAGGTGGTGCAGCAACTTTGTATCATAATGGTACTCAATGTTTGCAAACGGCTACAAGTAATAATGTAAATATTAGTGGCAATCTTGTAATAAGCACAAGTGGAAAAGGAATTGATTTTGCTGCTACCAGTGATGCTTCTGGAAACACATCAGAATTATTAGACGATTATGAAGAAGGTACTTGGACACCTAGTGTTAATTCAGGAACTCTTTCTGGTACAAGTCCAACACTTGCAGGTACATATTTAAAAATAGGTAATTTTGTAACTATAAGATTAAGTATAACCAATACAGCAGGTGATTTAGAAGTATCTTCTTATGTTGGTTTTAGTGGATTACCTTGGTCATTTACCAATAATGCTCAAGGTGTTGTTCTTACAGAAGATATTGATGTTTTTGCAAGACAAGGTTTTGCTTCATGTAGCACTTCTTTTATGTATTTAAGTGCTTGTGGCTCTTCAAGTGGTACAGTTGCTTTAACTGCGACTGTGTCTGGAAGAATAGCTTAACTAAATTAAGGAGATTAAAATGGCATTAACCGAAGAAACAATAGAAGATAAAATAGAAGTAATTGGAGATTATAAAATAGTTCACGTAAGAACTGCAACTGTTATTAAAAAAGATGGAGTAGAACTTACTCGTTCATTTCACCGTCATGTAGTCCAACCAACAGATGATACATCAGGACAATCTGATGAAGTAAAAGCTATTTGTAATGTAGTACATACAAATGAAATTAAAGAAGCTTTTAAGAAACACATGGAAAGTCAAACAGGAGTTTAAAAAGCACCCATACAGGGATCAGGTATACCTTGGTAACAAAAGGAGAACTAATATGCCAAAAGGAATAGGGACATACGGAACTAAAAAGGGTAGACCACCAAAGGGTGGAAAGAAAAAGTAATGAACTTAAGAGATGTTGCAAAAGATTTAGAAGTCCATAAAGCTGTCAGTGAAGAACGCTGGACAGAAATTCTAGGTCGTGTCAAACGTCTTGAAATGGTATTAATAGGGGCAAGTGGAACAACAATTATATTGTTAGTATCTCTGATTATGAGAGCATGAAATGGTTGTTGCCGAAGTTCTTACTGGTGTTGCACTTGTAAAAAGTAGTGTAGCTTTTATCAAAGAAGCGATTTCTCTTGGTAAAGATGTAAACTCAATTATGAGTGCAGTAGATGATATTCTTGATGCTGAACAAGAAATCAATGCAAAGAGATCTAAGAAAGATGGCATGAGTATTGCCGATCAATTCGGAATTAAAACAGTAGCACATGAGGTGATAGATGCGAAACTGGTTGCAGAAGAAAGGTACAGAATGTCTGTTCTTATTGATAATCGTTTTGGACATGGTACGTTTAAGTCTATTGTGGATTTACGTGCTCAACGCATACAAGAAGCTAAAGAACATGCTAAGATTGAAGCGAAAAAAAGACAGCAAAGAAATCAAGAAATCATAGAAATTGTATCTGTACTCCTTGGGATTATTCTTCTTGGTGGTTTGATATTTAGTGTTTTTGTTTACATGGCGTATGCCATGCAACAAGTTAGCCCTAGTTTTGAAAAGTGGAACAATGGAAGTTAAAGATTTAATTTTAATTTTTATTGTTTTACTTTCTTATTATTGGTGCGTACACTTCCCCCCAAAATGGTTACTAATAAAGTGAGGTATCATGCCAGCAACAATGATTGATAATTATAAAGTATTCCCAAGAATAATGATGGCAGTAATTACAATACTTACCTATCAAAGTGTGCATTGGTTTATGGCACTGGAATCCCCAACAATAGAACAGGCTGGATTGGTGTCTGTTTGTATGGGAGCTTTAACAGGATCATTCGGCATTTGGATCAATGGAGAAAAGAAAAATGATACTAACACTCATTAATTCTGTAGGCTCTCTTGCTTCTAATTACTTAGATGGCAAGGTGCAAACTCAGAAAATCAAAGCAGAAATACAAAAGAAACAACTGACCGGTGAAATTGATTGGGACATAGAAGCGATCAAAGCAACTCAATCAAGTTGGAAAGACGAATGGATTACTATTCTTCTGTCAATACCATTTCTTCTTTGTTTCATTAGTGACAGAACAAGGGAGATGGCATTTGCTGGGTTTGAAGCGTTAGGTCAGGCTCCAGCTTGGTACACATATTCTTTTGGGGTTGTCATTGCAGCAAGTTTTGGTATAAGATCGGCAACAAAATTCTTTGGAGGTAAAAAATAATGGCTTTTGTAGACGGATATGGAATCAAAGGTAAGTTTACAGCAAAGACAGGCAAGAAAGCAGCACAGGAAAAAGCAAAGAAAGCTGAAGCTTTTCGTGCTCAAGAAAAATCTTATCTCACTAAATCTATTGGAACAGCTGGACCAAAACCAGCAGTCGATATGAGCAGTCGTGGTGATGATGATAAACCAAAACAAGTTCAAGCAGTAGATATGGGGGATAAAGATGTTGTAAAGAAAACAACAGCACCTATGAAAAGACCAGCAAGTATTGATGGTGATAGAATATTTCTTGATATTGATAAAGATGATATACCAAAAACTCAAACAATTGCACCACTTGAAACAGCAGAAATATTTCAACCAACAATGCTTCTTGAGGAAGATGAAGACATTAGAACAATATCTGGTATTGAAATCCAAAGAGGAGTTGGTATGGGGATTGGTAGATTTGTAGAAGGGTTACAAACTCAGAAACCAGAAGCTTCATTAAGAGTTAAAGTAGGTTATGATTTTGATACTTCAACAAAGTTAATTGATAAATTAAGTGTATTATATAGACAGGATTTTTAACATGTTTCAATTAAGTAAAAGAAGTTTAGAAAAAATGGAAGGGATTAAGCCAGAGTTACATGATGTTGTTTCCACAGCCATTAAACTAACAACAATAGATTTTGGTTGCATTTGTGGTTTAAGAAATTTAAGAGAACAAAAAGAATTAGTTGATAAAGGTGCAAGTAAAACTCTCAAATCAAAACATTTAACTGGAGATGCTGTTGATCTCATGGCTTATATTGGTTCACGAGCATCATGGGAATTAAATCTCTATGATAATATTGCAGATGCAATGAAGAAAGCTGCACAAAAACATGATGTTTCTATTCGTTGGGGATGTGCATGGCATATACCAGACATCAGGGCATGGGAAGGAACAATGCAAGAAGCAATGGATGATTACATCAATCTAAGAAACAAACAAGGTCGTAAGAAATTTTTAGATGGTCCTCACTTTGAGCTTTCATAATGTGGTTGCCTATACTCATGCTTTGCTCATCTCCCTATATTGAGTCTTGCATTGTTATTACAGGTGAACAACTTCTCCCAAGTAAAGAAGAATGTTTTCAAGTATCCAGACAAAAAGCAGAAATAGCTTTGAAGGATCCTGTTGTTTATAAAGTAAAACCCATGTGTCAAATCATACCAGAGGTAGGTGTAAAAATATAATGGATAAATATATACAGGCATTAGAACTTGTCCATCAATACGGTGGCGTAAGACCTGCATCACGTGCAACAGGAATCCCAAGAACAACATTAAGAGATAGAGTTGATAGAGCAAAACAGCTTGATATAGAAGTTGATGCAAAAAACTATACAACACCACAAGTTGTTGAAGATGATATTAACACAGAAGAACTAGTTGAGGTTCTTCACAAACGATTTAAAAAAAGAAAGAAACACAGAGAATCAAAGAAGTGGCTTCACATTAAAATGAAAACAGATGATCCCATTATGCTTGTTTGGATGGGAGATCCACACATTGATGATAACTTCTGTGATTGGGATACACTCAAAGACCATCTTAATATTATCCAATCAGATCAACATATCTATGGTTGCTCACTGGGTGATCTATCAAATAACTGGGTCGGTAGATTATCAAGACTTTATGCTAATCAAGATACTTCTGAGAATACAGCTTGGAAGTTAGTTGAATGGCTGATTGAAAAGATGGATCCATTAATCTTGATTGGTGGCAATCACGATATGTGGAGTGGATCTGGTGATCCTATTCGCTGGATGAAGAAAGATCATACCATCCATGAAGATTGGGAAGCAAGGATTAGTATTGATTTTCCCAATGGTAAATCCTGTAGGATTCATGTAGCCCACGATATGCCTGGGCATTCTCAATGGAATCCACTTCATGCACAAACCAAAATGAGTAAGTTTAGAAGTAATGCCCATCTTTATATTTCTGGGCATAGGCACAACTGGGCTTTGGCTTGCATGGAACAGGTTGAACAAGAGAATGTTGCTTGGTTAGCAAGGGCTAGAGGTTTTAAATACCATGATGACTTTGCTTTAGTGAAAGGATTTGAACAACAACAGTTTGGTCAATCTATCTGTCAGGTTATTGATCCCACGAATCCAAGCCCTCTATCTTGGAATCAGTGTTTTGTTGATCCTTGCGAAGCTCAGAACTATTTGGATTTCCGTAAATCAATTCGGTAAGTAAAGCTGAATAACCAGCAATATCAACCAAAGTATCTTCATTGGTTGGATCTTCTTTTGCTCTGGATATTTTTAAGAGCATCATCATATAGCAAACATCAGCAACATCAAAGTCTACACCTTTATATCCACTCCAAAGTTTAGCAATATCTTTAAAGTTTCTTATTGGCTTGCCATAAGTAAGCTCACGTTTGTTTAAGGTATCTGAAACTTTATTTAAGTATTGTACTCTATTCATTTTTTTCTCCAGTAGGTCATAGTCATATCTATCATAAGTGTCATATTGCATGGTGGACAAAGAGCCACACATCATTCAAAGTTTACGAATCGTTAAAAGAAAGTGTGGCTCTTATTCTGGTGAGCATGGTTGGAGAAAGGGGAACACAACCATGCTCTTACATTTAAAAAGGTATTTCATCTTCCAATACAGGAGCAGACTCATTATTTTGTTTAGACCTTTTTTCTGAAACTTGCAAGCTTAACATAGACTTACCTTCTTTGGTTTGTTTTTTCCATGCAGCTAATCGCATGGGTTTATCCTTGTTAAACATTTCATGGACTGAGCCAGAGTATTTTGGTGCACCCTCACTAACACTGTCATTCTCAAACAAAGCACAGAACTCTGTGTAAACTTTCATTATGATTCTTCCTGACTTGGTTGTTTCTTTTACCACTGCAAGCTTGTGTTCTTTACCATCCATATCAAGCTTACCTGTTAGCATCAGCTTGTCATCAAGATTAAAAGGGGGAAACACAGCCCCCTTGTTTGTATTGTCATACTCTTCAGAACTCATCATTGTTTCCTTTCACATATTTGTTATCATCATATTTTCCTAAGAATACATCAGCATCAAACCCAAGATGCGATATAGCTTTGGTAAGTGCATCGGTTAATGCCATCTTAGGTGCGTCATCATTTGCTTTCTTTTTACTATCAAGATTAACAAATGTCCTTGATCCTGCAACAGGACCAAAAGTTCCATTGGGTGTACTGAAGCTGACTTTGGCTACAACCATCATAATATTTCCAATTACAGGATAATCATAGTCTACATGGTAAGACCACTTGCCACCAACAGGTCCAAATTGTTTTGTTACTTTCATAATCTGGTACATAGGATCTATTGCATTAAATGATCTTGCACCAAATGATACTTTGCTCATGTAAGCTTGGTCAGTTTTACATACAGCATTCCATAGTGTTAAGTTTTCTTTCGTCATAGTTCTTCCCCTTTTGGTGGCTCATCATCACGTAATACATATTGCCAAAAGACAACGAGTTTTTCTTTGAGCCGATCAATAAACTCTCCATCTTTAGGTATGGCAACACACTTCCAAGGCTTCCCATTTCCAAAAAAGTTTGGGAAGTAACACAAGGTGGTATTGGATAACCACATATAAAACTGTAACTGTGGATAGTACCTGTCAACTTGTGCATCTATTTTTGTAAATGAATTGGTGTGCTTGGCTTCAACAATCGCTGTCTGATCTTTAACAGACGCATCAATTGTACCTTTTAATGGTACACCATTCCAATTCATTACAAATTCTTTTTGAAAATTTTCTAGTTCAACTTCATATTCTTTTGCAAAGACTTCTAAATTATAATTTTCTGTGCGAATACCAACTTGAACTTGATGATTGTAGGACAAATCATCTGGTTCTTTTCTTTGCGTTTTAATTTCCCAAAGATCATACCAGTCACCACGCATAATTTTAACGCAGTCAGATCCTCCAATAAAACCAATTCTATTCATGATTGCCCCTTTTCTTTTTTTATACTTTACTTTTAATTAATAATCAAGTTAAATAGTATCATAAACATACCTGTTTTTCTCCTAACTAGCCACTACATCCTCCGTAGTGGCTATCTTTTTCTGTTATTCAGAAGTTTTTCATTCCAAGGATGGTAATACAAATCTTCCTCATCTGATAATTCATACAGATCTTGTGCTGCATACATCCAATCTGGGTTGTTATTTTTCAGCATGTTATCTGGCATAGGAGCAAGTGTTATTCTTTCTTTCCTTGCTTTAATACCAATCAATGCTTTGCGTAGTTTACTCATTCGGTTCATCACCATAAAACACCTCCAACTTTGGTCGGTCTAATGGTAACGGAGGGATATCGTATGTGTCAACATAAGATATAAAACATTTAGTTTCATCATTGCCATGAATTTGGTTGTGATATTTGGTACATTCTTCCATGCTTTCAAAGTTTAACATGACTAATGTACTGTAAACTATTTTAGTTCCTGTTATAAAACTTCCTGTCATTTTAATCCTCCAAGCCTAATGCTTTTCTAGGATTTTCTCTAAACGATTCATTGTTATCTTGGTATAGTTTTTTAAGATCTGATTCCCAGTCTGATAAAGCATCTGCTTTAGTAACCCATCCCCATTGATTCCATCTTTTTTTATTCCAAAGAATATAACCTTCTCCAGTTATATCATCCCATTTCAATGAAGCTAATGTATATTTATACTTACTCATTTATTTTTCCCTTTCTTTAGTTGTTCAATTATTTTTAGTTTTTCTTTGAGTGATGCCTTAAAGAAATGTCTTTCCAAAGGCAACACTTTCTTCCAATTAAATTTTCTTGTTAAGACTCTAAACTGTTCGTCGATATCCATGTTCTGTCTAATACCTCCAAGTATCTTTGTCTGTTTTTGATTCGCCAGTTTATTTTCTTAGCAAACTTTGACCAACTTGGGAAGTAATCTTCTTCTTCAGCAATCTCTTTGATGGCATGAATGACAATATCTGCTGGTACATCCTTGAGATTTTCAACGAAAGCGTTCATTCGGTACTTCAAATCTTTTACTGTTTCACCGAAAGGTGGCTTCAGCAACGCTGTGAGCTTCACCAGACGGGCAAGTATCTCTTCCGAAGGTAAAGGTACTAGGGTAGAAAGTATGGCCTTCCTTGCCCTTTTAAATACGTCTTCAGAAGTCACCGACATTTCAAGATGTTTAACGTGATGGTCATTCGTCGTGATGATTCTCGTAATCATTCTTGAATTGCTCAGCGAGTCCAGCAAAGAAGCCATCGCTATGTCCGTTTCTATCGGATATTTTATTTCTTTTAAATTGGTTAAGGCTTGTGACGTTTCCTTGTTGTCTAAAGTTAACTGATTTATTGCACCAGTTTTGGTAAGCCCTGTCCCAGTCTTTCCATTTTCTTTGTTGGGCTGTGCCAATGTAATAGGTGGTGAAGTTATTCGTTTCATATTCATGGTCAATGTTCCCCTTTCCATGTTTTAAATTAATCTTGTTAATGGTTTCTGGCTTTGGTTTCCAATCTTCAGTGAGTACTTTGGTGGGTTTATCTAGGTTAGATGATAGGTTAGTGGCTCTCTCTGAGCTTACGTAGGCTCTCTCTGAGCCTACCTTGTACTCTTTTGGATACAAATGATACCTATTGGATCTTCTTGAATCTCCTGATACTCTTACAATGTATTCTCTATCTTCTAATTTATCGAGATGTCTTTTGATTGTAGCCAATGCAAAACCTGTGCGTTTGGATATACTGGACAAACTTGGAAAACAATCATAGGTTTCATTGTTTGCATAGTCTGCCAAGCAAAGTAATATAAATTTACTGACACCATCATCAATGGTTTCATCATTCCAAACTTTAGCCATCAAATGAAAAGACATTAGTCCTCACTTTCTTTCTTCTGTTTTGATCTTCCCATTTTTTATTTGGGATGACCTTTTGTTTAAACTGAGGATCTTCCCTCAGTTTCTTTGCAACTGGATTTTGCTTTTTGATTGCTGCTTTTTTTGTCATAGTTCCCTTCCATTAATTCTTCAAATATATCTCCACTCATAATAACAAGTGTGTTTGGTTTACCTGTCTTTCTTTTATACAATGCTAGGTCACGTTTGTCTAACACATTGAAAGGATTAGGAAAATTATCTTTGGTTCTGTACTTGACCTCGGCAATATAATCTTTGCTCCTGATCTGCAAGATTATATCACCTCGGTACTCACCACCAAGACTGCCCGAAAGTGGTTGCCTTTTAGCTTTAATCCCTATTTTATTAAGCCAATGTACAAACCACTTCTCATGGTAGGTTCCTTTATTTTTATTTTTGTTGGACATTTTCTATACTTACCACATATCCCAAAGCATTAACCCAATTAATAAAGTTATGAAAACTTGGACTTCTTGAACCATTCTCCCACCTTGATAAAGTAGATGTTTCAATACCAATCACAGAAGCAAGATCCTCCTGTGATCGGTATTGATTTTGCCGAATAGTTTTCAATAGCTTTAAATTCATTGCTGATAAGCAATGGGTATTTGAATTAACCATTAGGTTGCTCCTCTGGCTCCAGTGTATAATGAAATAAACCTTGTCTAACATAGGTTGTTGTTACAGTTCTACTGCCAAATCTTTTCTTTCTCATGTTTCTTATTTGTGCAGATATACTTGCTTCTGGATAGCCAAGATCTTGTGAGATTTGATGCAAAGTTAAATTTTTTTTCCCTTCCATGTATATTCTAACAGCGTCAAACTGTCTGGTTAATCTTGGTTTATCACGCTCAGAAACATAATGCTCTCCGTCAAACTCGGCAATATTCTGTTCATGTTTCCAACGATACCATTCTCTTGTGTATTTTTTTGGTTCCATCAATATACTCCTAACTTTTGTTTGATGTGTGATTCATTAAATGTTTCGTGATAATCTTCTGTGCCTGGAATAAACTCTATTTCTTCACCATCTTTATTCCTAGCCCACCAAACATCTTTATCATATTCATCTTGGTCAAGTATCCATGCCTGTCCTCTTGTATGAATTAAATCACCAGTTGAATAGTGGCGTAGCTCTCCACAAATTTCATAAGTTCTATACTCCATAGTTCCAATCCTCCCATACTTGAAGTAATGCTGCCTGAATTTTTGTTGCTGTTAAACAGCCATCAGCTAAGTAATATAATATTCTTTCATCAGCTCTTACTGTTTGGACATGGCTTGAACCATGTCCATTAATATCAGTAATGTTAAAAATTGTACCTTGATCCCAAGTGACTATATAATTTTGAATGACCAACGCAAGTTGTCCTAAGTCTTGACTCATTGTATATCTCCACTCCAATATAAATCACGCTCAACTTTGCCACCAAAAGGTAACACCATAGATTTTAACTCATTCAAATCTACATAACCAAGCTCAGTTTCATAACCTAGATTGCAGTAACCAAACGCTATATCATTGTCATCTAGTTCTGATAGATACCAAGTACCTACACCATACGGATTGAATAGTTTTACAATCGGTGCAAATGTTTTCTCGCCATCTGCGTTAGCTTTATGGTTAGCACGCAGTTGGCTTTCTATTTTTTTAGTTAGTAATTGCATTATGATTCTCCTCACATTCTGAAATTTCAGTATCTACAATATCTTTATGAATAAAATTATAATCACAATTCTCTGCAATATCATTTAGGCTACCTGTATTTTTAAACCTTATCTTTACAGTTATATAACCTACCTTAAAATCACTTATCATTCTTCTTCTCCTCACATGAAATAATCTCAAAGTCTTTAGAACGATCATATCCAATATCCATCCTAAATTCTTCAAGGGCAACGGCTTCGGCATTGTTTGGGTCATTAACCTTAACCGTGTATTTATAAATCAAAGACCCACTTGGTGCGAAACTGACTGTAAATTCCCTATCTTTACTCATCTTATCCTCCTATGAAATAAAAATTATAAACGAAACGAATGCAATGACAGCGACAGATGCCATTGCTTCAGTGATGTAATACCTAATCATGGGTAATCAGCCCAGTATTCATTCCAATGTTGCTCAACAACTTCTTGAATGATACCTTTTTCAAATTCAGTATTACGATTAAGTTTTTTTGCTACCCAGTTAGTAGCTTCAATTACATTTTGAAATGAACCAAACTCTTGATGGTATTCTACACAGAGTCCACCAAGATCAGCTTCTATTTCTGGTATTAAATTATTATTGATATAGCTCATATTAAACCCTCCAAATCATGTTCGTTACGTCTTTCCCATTCAGCAATAGGATCTGGAATATTATCTAAAACTTCGTTGCTTACAGCAAACCAAGCTGAATAAAATCTTTCACGCTCTATGTTTGGATTGTTTGAATGTTCTACTAATGCATCAATAATATTTTTACACATACTAATTGGTGCATTAGGTGCAATAAGGTTAATCAAAAAAATAATTTGATTTTCCTCAAATTTAGGATTGTTTAGTATCGCCATTATAAAACCCCTTTCATTTATTAACGATTACTTATTATGACTGAATCTTACCATATTGTCAAGTCTTGTATTTAATTGGGGCATTTTCATAGATAGACAACCAAATATCTAGCTATGAAGATGCCCCAGTATATTTACTAGGGCAATTCACTCTTAGGCTACCTTTAGAACCTCACCTGTTTCAAGGTATGTTTGGATAGATCTGAAGATATTCATTAGACCTCTTTCACTTTTGTATTGAGCTTCTAATCTATCAAAATCATCATTGATTTTCTTACCTTGTTCATCTGAAACTGAATCTTTATCTTGCTCAAGTTTTGTTTCCAAACCGAGTTTATTCATTTCAGCGTAATCAAAGCGTTCTTTTGTACCACTGTATTTACCACCATCAATCCTATTGTTGAGTCCATCAGCTACCCATTTAGCTGAGAATGAGAAGTCAGAGTACACTTTATTCTTCTCTATATAGCTGATGATTGCTTGTGCTACCATTGCTTCTTCTTTGCTTAACTTAACTGTCATCTTGTTTCTCCTGAATTGGTTAAAATTGTAGGTTCTAACAGACAGGTTCTAAACCCCAAAGGGGCTTGGTGATACGCAAGGCTTGGCGTAGCCAACATGCTTGGCCTTGCGAATCGCTTTAGGTTCTGTCAGAACCGTCAGCAATTTTCACTGATTCAGGAGGGGCAAGATTGGTAAGGTAAGCTAGAAGCAATGGTGGGACAAGTGATACATTCGCCACGCATAGCCACGAAGTGTAACACTTGGATGCCTTGGCTCTTGACAAGCTACGGGTAGATGGTTAGACACTGGTTATGGGTAAGATTGCGACGAGTAACAGTGCTAATGTAACAGCCAAGCAGAGAGTGTTAGTGGATACACTAGTAGCTACTGGATGTACGATTACAAAGGCTAGCCAAGTAGCAGGATATGCCAAAGGCGAGTCAGGTAGAGTCAGTGCGAGCAAGGCTCTGAAGGCTCCACACGTACAGGCTTACATGATGCAACAGATCACCGAGTCTATTGGCTTGAACGCTACGAAGGCTAGCCGAAAGCTCATGGAACTTAGCGAAGGTGCTAAAAGCGAGTATGTTCAGCTTGAAGCTAGCAAGGACATTCTGGATAGAGCAGGCTTCCGAGCACCTGACAGGCATCAGCACATGCTCGTTGGTGAGCTGAAAGTGAACATACAGCTGGACTAGCACCTAGCATAGTTAAACTGTCTAGGCTTTGCCTAGGCTGAATTTAAATATGGTCAAGCTATGCTTGACATGTTTAAAAATGTCTAGGCTTCGCCTAGGCTATGTTTAACATGGGGGCTATGCCCCCAAAAAGTGACATGGTTATGTTACTGGGAGATACCTCTCTAACATTTTTTTCTTGAAAAGCTCTAAACTTAGTTTAACTTGTTTGGCAAAGGAGTACATCATGGCAAAGACCCCAGCTTGGACACGCAAAGAAGGTAAAAACCCTAAAGGTGGTTTAAACGCCAAAGGTAGAGCTAGTTACAAAGGTGGCACACTCAAGCCTCCTGTAAAGTCAGGAGATAATCCTAGACGTGCTTCTTTCTTAGCAAGGATGGGTAATATGCGTGGTCCAGAAAGAGATGCCAAGGGGAAGCCTACCAGACTTCTTCTTAGTTTAAAGGCTTGGGGTGCTAGTTCAAAAGCAGATGCTAGAGCCAAAGCAAGAGCAATCAGTAAAAGGAATAAGGCATAATGGTTAAGAAAACACTAAAAGAAGTTGCAGCTATTAGAAAAAGAAAGCAAGCAAAAGATAAAGATAAAAGCACTAAATTTGCTGGTATGAAAGCATTTATAGATTACATAAAAGAGTTTGAAACTACAACTTATAAATATATAAAAAGAAACATGGGTTTATCAGACAAAGAAATATATTTAAGATTCCAGCAAGATGTTGGTGATCCTATTGCATTTAAACAACTAACTTATGAAGCAGAAAAAGCAAGTAAAGGTAACTATTAATATGGCAGTAAACGCAGTTGAAGTTTTGAAACCAGAGGAGATGTCAGATCAAGAGATGATTGATTTGTTGGAAGAAGAAACAAACAAAAGATTAAAATTAATAGAGGATTGTATTAATGGTACAGAAAACACCCAGACAAATTGCAGCTATTAAAA